AGAGGTGTATTAGATTCCACCTATTCATTGATTTACTTAATATGCTTTTGTCAATTGTAGTTGAAAAATTACTGTCACCCTTATTATAAAATCATACCCGTGATTTTACTTAATTAGTATACCACAACTTTTTAGTTTTGTGTAGGTTATCCCTCAAACATTTTCGCAAATGGGTCAAGTACTTCTTTCTCTTTCTCAGCTGGAAGAATAATCTTCATTCTTGAGTTGATTGTTAGTCCTAAGTCGTTGGTTGCCGTTTTAAGCTCTTTTGAATAGGAGTTCATGGCATTAACCCAGGGGTTGGCTTTACCTGTCTCAGGATCAATAGCGCCCATCTGAGCCACCTTCTCTACTGCCTCTGCGTATAAATAATTATAGTTGCAATATCTAATGACTGTATTTACATCTAACTCACTAATAGGCAGGTCTCCCACATATGCTCCAATGCGATCCCATTCATTGAATGCTTGTGGCAATAGACCTGGTGGATAAAAACTGAAGTCCAGCTTTTCATAATTGTAAAGTAGTTCTTCCTCCTTCTCACGCGCTTCTCGTTGTTGAGTGGTCAAGTTACCACTTTGAGCGTTTAATAGTTTTCGTGGTCTTGCCATATTATCACTCCTCCTTTGGTACTTCTGTAATTTCAAAATGACGATTACGTCCACCTAGTTTTGTTTTAACGTCCTTAAAATAGCCACGCTTCTTTCCATAAAATTCATCTGCTTGAAATTGCGATTTGAACTTACGTGTTTGTCCAGTCGCCAAATCTTTTACGTACACAGGTTTTGGTGCAGGCATTTATTCTACCTCCCTTACATTATTGTTAAGTTAAAAGCTAACTCCCTTATATCTATAATTATATCATATAAAAAGAACCCTGTGTAGAGAAACCAGGGTTCAATGGTGTCTAATGGGGGATAAATCATATTAGGGAAATAACATACTATATATAGTATGAGTCCTTGATTTACAACACAAGAAACCAGTTTTAAATCACGTTTACGAGGGGAAAAGGGCGTTTTCGAAAGTTCGTTTTTAGAATTTCGTGCGAAGAAGAGGGGGCAGCGATTAATTCGTTATAAAAAGGCGGGCGGGTAAAAACATTTTGGGTCTCCCTAAAAATAATTTTGGCTGCGCGCTTGTTGATTTAGCGCTGTTACCTACCTCTATTTTTCCAACTGTAGCTATGTTCTTCCTTGTTGTGACACTCGTAACAGATTGACTCTAAGTTATTTAAATCAAGTCTATGTTTCCATCCATTTGGACTTCTTAATTCTATATTATGGTGAACCATATCAGCGTTGGTGTACTTGCCTTGTGCTAAGCATACCTCGCAGAGTGGTTGCTCCATTAGCTTAGCTTTACGTGCATTCCTCCATTGAGTACTATGATAGAACTGACTGTACTTCTTGTTGTCGTCATTATATCGTACATGTTTATTGTATTGGCTATTGTTATATCCACTATGCTCCGTACAATAGCGCTCTGGTAGCGTGACATAGTTGCGGCATGAAGCCACTGCACACTTGCGTTGTGGCATTGTGTTACTCCTTCCTTCTATTGTATATAAGAAAAGACTACTATTATTTAGTAGTCTTCTTTGTGTTCATGCTCTTGCTAACTTTATCCACATCTACTTTAAGTGTTAGGTCTGATGCTTTGGTGTCTTGTAACGGTTTGACTGACTCAGGTTCTGGTAATGGATTAGGTACCTTTAATCGTGTATGCTTATAACAGTATTGTGCTGGTAGCTTAACTGTTTCGTTGCATCCTTCTTGATTGCAATACATATATGGCATTATACTCCCACCTCCTTTAGTTTATGATTGATATCATATAGCTCATTCATTACTCTTGCATATGCTTCAGCATGTTGCATATATTGTGCGTCATACATTGGAAGACCAGCTTCTAACTCATCACGTCTGGCAACTAAGCGAGCGATGTCTGTTAGTGTTGGTTCTGTTGGCTGAGTAATTGGTTCGTCCATAATCATTCCTCCTAGAAGTTATAATCTTGTTTCTTACGTACTATCATATTATTATCCTGTACTATCTTAATAGCGTCTTCAAGTGTTGGCTCTTTAGTATTAGTTGATACGTTTTGTAGTTTACTTTCTAACTCACGATATTCTTTTACTAGGTCTGTTTTGTTTAGTGCTAGTAGTTGTTTGTCAGTTTTCATGCGTTAATTCCTCCAATACAATCTTTCCATTCTCACATACTTGATACTATTATTTAACGTTTTAGATACCATATAAGTATGCCTAGTGCAATCACGCAAATTCCAATCAACAGTGACATCATCAACAATGATACTATAATATCTATTGTCATCTGCCCTTACCTCCTAATAACCAACTCCATACGATAACCAGTTGTGCAATTGCAAAGCCCCACTCACCTTGCTGAAATAATTGATATGGTAACTTCATACCTAAATAGATAGCAATGTAACCGAAACCAATGATAATCAAAAGACTTAATATAATTGATAAACTCGTGGTTAATACGTCTTTCATCATATCTCCTCCTCTTTGTTTCTATTATATCATATATAAGGGATACTGTGTGAGTTAAGTAAACCAGTTATTAGTGACAAAAACTCAGCCTAAAATGGTCATTTTGTCACTAAATTGCTTGTTTTTGTCAGCGTTTTGTCACTAATTTTGACACCTAAAAACGCTGTAACCCTTGATAAATCTACATTCTTATTTTTATAATGACAAAATGACAAAATATTATATATATTAATTAAAAAATAAAGTTACTACATTATAATGTAGTATTACAGTATATATAAAGAGTATGGTACTTTTTTTGTCATTTTGTCATTAAACTGGTCTCTTACTTAGAGTATCAAGGAATAGAGCGATTTTAAAAAAGTCATTTTAGTGTCATATAGTGACAAAAACGCAAAATTAGTGACATTTTTTAATCTTTTCTATTGACGTTGGTTTCTATACATGCTATACTTAGTTCATAAGATAAAGAGGAGGAAACAATTATGACACACGAAAAATATGACGAACTACAAAAGAAAATGGACAAGCTTTACAGCGATTTTATTGATCTAGCAGCTGACACTGAATCAGCAGGCGAAGATATGAGCAAAGTTTCAGAATGGGTAGACAACAACATTCAACCAATTATTAACTGGGTAAAAGATCATGACGCTGAAGAAAAAGTTCTAGCTGAACTACAAGATGACTATAATAAATTAAAGGAGATGTTAGCATGTTAGTAAAATATTATACAGAAATCATGAAAATACAACTTAGAGAGTTCAAACGACTCTCTAAGTACCATGATAAGTACGTAAGTAAAATGATGGAAATGAACGAACCAGGTAATATGTCAAATCACAACACCCAACGTTACTGGCAAACACATAACAAAATAGAACAATCTGAGAAAGAAATGCGTATCATAATTGAAGAGTTAAAGGAGTTGAATAACCGCTTTCATTGGCGAGATCATTTACACCAAGAACGCTTTCATTTTCTAACAAAAGACGAAGAACTATTTCAGAGAATCGTAAAGCTGATGGATATTTACAGATAGGAGGAAACAAAATGACTACATTTATTATTTTAGCAAAAAGAAACACACAAACCATTCAATTAAGCTACTTAGCTGAAACAATGAGAGGAGCAATTGATGAATTTCGCTTGACATATCCCAAAAAGAAGTATAAAATTATTGATTGTAAGGAAGCAACTAATTACAATATGTAGTAACAAGTAAACTAACAAACAGTACACTTAGTAGTGTAATCATAACAGAGGAGGAAAATAATAATGAACAATTTAGATTTAAAAGAAGGACAAACATATATTTGTACAGACACAAAATATAGATGGTGGACTGAAGGTAAAGAATATGAGGTAGTATTAAACAGTCAAGGTGAACTATGTTTAGTTGATAATGATGGTGATCGCTGGACGCGAGATTCTTTGGAGTACGATCTATGTCAATTTAAACTAAAATACAAATCACTAGACCTAAATAAACTAACAGTTTATCAACTAAAAGAGTACGCAGATTTACAACAAGCTCTGGAGTTAGCAAAGAGCGAATTGGATAAATTTATTGAAAGGAGTAGACAAAATGAAATTTAAAATTGGAGATACTGTAAAAGGAATCACATTCGGTACATTTGGTTATGAGACTAAAGAAGGAAAAATTGTAGAGATTAATGAGCATACCCCAACATGTATGTATGCAATCAGAAGTGACGGGTACAAATGGCACCTAAGAACAGAAACTGTAGAATTAATTGAAAAAGAACCCATACCAGTATATATCAAAAACGAACTCAATAAGGATATTTTGCTAAATAAAAAGGAGGAAAACACAATGGCCACATTAGATTTTAAAGAAGGTCAAACATTTGTTTGCAAACGTGATGATATAGGCTGGTGGACGAAAGATAAAGAATATAAGGTTGTTTTTGATAAGTGTCATGGACTAGTAATTGTAGATGATGATGGATGTAAATGGGATCTACCTAACGATAAGTTGTTGAATGATATCTTCAAACTAAAAGAAAAAATATTTGATCTAAACACATTAACAACAGTACAGCTAAGAGAATACGTTGGTTTAATTGAAGATAAGGAGGATGCAGAAAACTTATTAAATGAGTTCATTGAAAGGATGAGTGAATGATGTTCACTATTACAGTAACCAAATTTAATGGTGAAGGCGTAGAAACAATATTCTACACAGATGTTAATAAGTATAAGATTACGGATGACTATCTAATATTAGAACGTAAAGAGATTAGTAGCATTGTATATATTCAAAAAGATCAAGTGTTAGAATTTGAAGTTAATTGGTAAATATTAAAGAAAAGTATAGCACAAATGAAAAGTTTGTGCTATACTTAGTACATATCAGATGAGGGAGGACTTAATGGAATGAATGAATTAACGAAAATAGACTATTCAGCACCAGTTGAAGAGTTATTACCTGTTTCAAATAAACACTTTCCAAGTGAGGAGTTTGTGGATTTTAATTCAGAACTAGGACGAATGTACTACGGTGGGAAAGATGGTACACAAGCAAAATTTGAAATCCAACAAGAATTGTTTATTGATAAATTTAATCAGTTAGCCTATGTGTATGCACACCCTAACTTAAACGCTCCATATGTGTATAACGCAGACACACGTATCTGGTCTGAGGTAAACCTAGGTAGTTACAAATATGCTGATTGGTACTTTGAGAACATTTTAGCGCCAAAATTTACACCACAATTCAGAAATCCAGAATTTGGGAATGAAATTCGTAAAGAAATGAAGAAACTAGCACCTGAGTTAGCTAATCGTTCCATGACACGTGGGGAACATGCACCATTGGGTGACAACCCTAACCCAAACATTATTGCGTTTGAAAATGGCACATATGACTTTAAAACCAATGATATACGTGAGACCAGGTTAGAAGACTACCACACACTCCAATTACCCTATCCGTTAATTAAGACAGATGAAACAGATGAACTATTGGCTAAACAATGGATTGACTATCTATTAAAAGATCAAGCACAGACATTATATGAGTATATTGGGTATATGTATTATAGAGAGTACAAATATCAATCAATTTTGTACCTCTTAGGTAATGGGTCAAACGGTAAGTCTTACGTAGGTGGCTTTATCATGAATAAATTAATTGGTTTCAAAAACAGCTCAGCAGTTGGTCTAGACAGCTTAGCAGATAAAAACAATCGTTTTGACAAAGCTTCATTACACCATAAATTATTGAACTTTGAAGCGGATTCAAGTGCCAACTTTGTGAAGGGTACTGAAACACTGAAAAAGCTTTCAGGAGGTCTTGACGCCGTTCATGCTGAGAAAAAGGGTAAAGATGCCTTTAGTTTTACCAACTATGCGAAATTGATGTTCTCAATGAATGAACTACCATCCTTTAATGACCGCACCAATGGATGGTATAGACGGATTTTAATATTAAATTTCAATACCAATCTTGATACACCAGAAGCACGTGAACGCATTAATGAGTTTAACAAACAACGTGAAGAACGTGAGTCAAAAGAGCAGCTGGGTAAATTTGCCTGGTTCTGTATTCAGCAATTCAAAAAGATTTTAGACGCTGGTACAAATGGTGAAAACCCATTCACAGAAACTGAAGATATGATTGCGTTCAAAAAAGCTTATATTGAATCCAACGATCCATCTAAAGAGTTTTTGAGTGAAGTACCTGTAATTGTGGAAGATAAAGAAGGTACTGTTAACCTAACATTATTGAAGAATATCTTTAACGTGTACACAAAAGAGAATAATATTAACAAATCAATGAACTGGCGTACCATGAAAGAATTGCTGCTGAAGCAAGGGTTTGAAGAAAAACGTACAAGTAAAGTACGTGTACTCACTGGTCTAAAAATCGCACGTAACGGAGACAATGAATCCATTAGACCTTATTTAATGAACGCACTAGCAGGGACAGAGTACGTGAACATTTTTAACGATGTATTGTAGGAGGAAACAGAATGAAAAAATATAGTATTTACACAACCAATTCATCAGAACCATTTTTGGTAGAAACTGAGGAAGATTTGATTGATAAATATTTAAGGGCAATACAATCTGGAGACAAATCATTAGTTATTCAACATAAAAAAGATTTAATTGGAATGGGCACATATAGATACAATGTACTACTAAACGTGAATCGCATTGTCTCAATCACAACATCAGAGAAAGTTTAATCTTTTTGAAAGAAAGTTGACTAAAGCAGTTGACTTTCTTTTTCTATCATGGTATTATTAATTCATAGAGAGGAGGAAGTAATAATGTATATTGCAGAGATTATAAATCCTGAAAAATGCGAATTAGAGTACAACTCAGAGACATTCAGTAGTCAGGAGGAGGCAGAAGCTTATATAAATGAAGTATGTGAAGATAGGCATGGGTTAGAGGGTGTAGTAATATCAATACTGATAGAAAAACAAAATTTTAGTGGAACTAACATTTTGACACGTGCAGACGTTGTATACCACACGTAAGGAGGAAACAAAATGACATTCATGATGATGGGACTATTATTTATTGGAGCAGTGATTTACGGAGCTGGAGTACTTATTCACTGGTTAGAAGAAGGAGGATATTAAGATGCATACTGGATTTAAAGACAAAAATCATATTTATGCTATGGAAGTATTGAATGATGGTGAGTGGGTGCTGGGTATGTATGATATCCCTACAGATTTCTATAGTTTGAATAAATTATGTGATTACTACAACAGAAGAGGATATGCAAACAATCAAATTAGAATTGTGAAGGTGTTGTAAGATGGAGAAATTGAATTATAAAAAAGGCTTAATAACAGAAACTAATGAGCAAGTAGGTGTTGGAACGTATGCTAATAATAGTGACATTTACCTTGGATTAATAGATGATGAAGAAGATTGCGCCATTGTAACACTAACTCTGAAAGAGGCACAACGTGTAAAACGCTATTTGGAAGATGCTATTACAACTCATATTATAAATTGGGAGGAATAATGATGGAAATTTATTTGGATAATATACCAAAAATAGAGGTATTATTAGGAATAACTAAAAAAGAATGGTTTGAAATTGATAATATTGATTTTCAAGAAGAAACATTTGATGTATTGGACGAAATGGGTCAACCGCATACGTATAATTTTATTGGTAAAACTATTAGAATTAAGGAGTTTAAAAATGAAAGAAAGTCAGTTCAGTAAGCTAGTTGTGAAATATCTAAAAGAAAAAGGAGCATTGGTAAACGTCAACACCGCCAACATATTTGACAAAGTTGGGCGTTCTGATGTAGAATGTTGTTATAAAGGGCATTGGATTAGTTTAGAATTGAAGGTGGGTAACTATCAGCCAGATCCTTTACAGATCACGTACTTGCAAAAAATACGTGATGCAGGTGGCTTTGGGCTAATTCTACGTGACACACTTCAAGAACTCATGGTTTTGTTATCTTGTATTGACAATGGTATTGAAAGGCAATACAAGCAACCAGAGTTGCCAGAAATTAAAGTGGAGGAGATTACTTATGACTAGAGAAATTTGGAAAGATATTGAAGGATATGAAGGACTGTATCAAGTGAGTGACTTGGGAAGAGTTAAAAGAGCTACAACCGGTAGGATTTTAAAAGGTATGATTAGGGGAAGTGGTTATTTACAAGTTGATTTATCTAAACAAGGAGCTAACTCTAACAAGTATATCCATCGTTTAGTAGCTCAAGCATTCATACCAAATCCTGAAAACAAACCGCAAGTAAATCATATTGACGAAGATAAAACAAATAATATGGTTTCTAATCTTGAATGGTGTACAGCTAAAGAGAACATAAACCATGGTACGCGTATTGAAAGAGCTATCATATCTAATCAAAAGAAAGTCAAAGCGATAGATATCGCAAATGGCGAATACAATTACTATGAATCAATAATTGAATGTGCAAGACAGTTAGATCTTAATCAAGGCAACATTTGTAAGTGTTTAAAAGGTAAACGTAAGACATTAGGGGGATACACTTTTGAATATGCAAAATAAAATAGGTAAAATAGAACTTCTTCCACATCAAGTTGAAGCTATTAAATATTGGAAAGAAAAACCGCTTGATCTGTCAGACGTTGGGGTAGGTAAAACGTTTGCAGCACTTGGTTCCTATTCAGCTTCTGGCTGTGAGAAGTTATTAGTAATATGTTTGGCACCTAAAGTAAACGACTTTGTTGAAGATGCTGAATTAATGGATATTGAGATTACCCCACTTAATCATGGGACAAAGAAAAATATAGAGCTTTTATCAAACTCCAAGCGGGTAGCAATCAGTTTTGAAAGTTCTTGGAGAGTAAAAGAATTATTGAAATGGGTGGATAAGAATACTTTTATTATTATTGATGAAGCTCACAAAACGTCTGTTAGCACATCAAAAGTAACCAAGTTTGCTATGCAGTTATGTAAGAAGACTGAAAATGTACGTTTATTGACAGCAACCCCAGTTAGCAACGGAAAATTAGAAAACTATTATCCGTTGCTATATATGATAAACGTGTTCAGAAAGCCTAAAAAAGAGTTTGAAGAGCTATTTGTCATAAAACAAATGCGTCAAATGGGAAGCGCTAGATTCCTCCAAATCACTGGCTATCGCAATGAACATTTACTTCAACAGATGATTGACGAAGCAAGTGTGAACTATAAACGTGATAAAGGCTATTTACCACAAGATTACGTCTACAAAACGAAGAAGCCTGCAATGTACAATAAGTTGAAGAAGAATAGAATTTATAAAGATGACTTTGACAACATTGTGGAATTAGATAACGCTAGTAATCTATTTAACAGACTAAGACAGGTATCACATGGTTTTCTTGAAGGTGTACTTAAACCAGTATCCAAAGAACCGTTTGAACGTTTAGAAGCTATACTTGAGACACACCATAACGAACGTGTAGTGATTTTCTATAATTACAAAGCAGAATATTTAATGCTAAGAATGTTACTAGACAAACTAAAACGACCATATGGTGTGTACAATGGCAGTATGAAGGAACTAGATAACTTCAAACAAAATGAAAATGGTGTAGTAATAGCACAATACAAGTCCGCTTCAACTGGGATAAATGATTTTGTAATTAGTAATGTGACAGTTTTCAATAGCATGCCTCTAAGCTCTACAGAATATTTACAAGCAAAAGGTAGAACTGACAGACATGGGCAAGAGAAAACACCACTGTATTATCATATTGTGCCAGATACACCAATTGAGAAAAAGATCTTTGAGACAGTAACAAATGGAAAAGATTTTACAAATGAAATGATGGAGGAGAGTGTAAAATGAAAAAGAGATATAAAGGCTACTTTAAGAAACCAACATATACTACACGTGATATCATAATCAAAAAGAAAATGATGGAGTCGTTCAACTTTAAAGAGAAACCGCGTGTTGGATCATGGGTAAACACTTATAAAAAATATATAAATAAATTGTAGAAAACAGTTGACACCCCTTAATTGGGGTGGTATACTTAATTTATAAGTTAAGAGGAGGAAGTTAAATGAAAGAATTAAGACTGAAAAAGAATGGTAAAGCCCCACTAGTGGCTGGAGCATTTGATGGAGAAGATTATAAACTGATTCAAACGTGGGTGCAAGAAGGTGGAAACGTTGGCACACTCACCGGTTCAGCGAGTGGTATTGTAGTCATTGACATTGATAATCACAATGGAGTAGATGGTCTTGGCAACTTAAAAGTTTTTTTAGAAATGTATGACATTAAGTTACCTAAGACTAAAGTAGTTAAGACTCCAAGTGGTGGACTACACTACTACTTTAAATTAGATGAGAAATACAATGAAACGCAATTCATTCAAAACCATTCCCAACTAGAAGGCGTTGACTTTCAAACTCATGGTAGATATGTAGTAGCACCACCTAGTCAAATTGATGGTAAATATTATGAAGTAGTACGTGACGTAGAAATAGCAGAACTACCTGAGAAATGGTTAGAGATGTTCACAGATAAAACGATTACAAAAAAGAACAAAAAGAGAGAACGCAGATGGACGGCAACCTTATTAGGTGATATAATTGCAGGTAGTGGTGAGGGTGGACGGAATATCTGGCTCACCACTCAGATTGGTAAATTATTTGCAACTGGTTTAAATCATGATGAGGTGCGTGTATGGTCTCTATATGTAAACCAGATTGGCTGTAATCCACCATTATCAGAGGATGAAGTAATGCAAACATATGAGAGCGTACGTAAGCGTGAAATAAGAAGAATGGAGGAAGACTAATGAATTACGATGAATTACTAACTAAATTAGACCAATTATTACCACCAAAGAATCAAACACAGAAGGTGTCTGACAAATATTTTATTATTGCTATGGATACTTAACAGCGTTAAACAATGTTAATATTATTTCAAAAGAAGACTACCTAAACGCTCACAGGTATGTGACCCATAGTATGAGTAAAAATAGGAACAAGGAGGAATAATAATGGATAAGCGATTATTTAGCACAGAGTTTACAAATGGATACTGCGCGACAGTATTCAGCCAATCAAGATTTGACTTAAAATATTATGTAGAGGTTTTTCATGTTAATGAACCACAAGATACTCATAGAGTTGATTTTCATACAGCGCGCGAGGTTTTTGGATATTTATCCGATATTCAAAATTATAAACAAAAAGACTAGTCAATTGACTAGTCTTAACGAGAGGAGGGAGGAGGAATATCCCTATAATTAATTATAGCATAAAATAAAAGTTTTGTGTTGACAAGTAAGACACTATATGATATTATAAATATATAAACAAAGAGAGGATTTGATATAATGACTACAGTTGAAGAATTAGAAAATACAGCACGTTACAAAACCAACTCAGGAAAACAATTATTTGATATTTTTGAAGACGACCTATTGACATACGAGCAGGTAACGGGTTTCTACTTAGGTAATACAATTAAATATTTAAAACGTTATAAACAAAAGAATGGAGTTGAAGATCTGAAAAAAGTGAAAGTTTATGTAGATCAATTAATTAAATTGGAGGAAAAACATAATGAGATTTGAACCATTAAATGAGCCTTACGATATGTATGCCATAACAGATGAAGGTCATGTGTTTCATTTAGACAAAGAACGATATGAAACTGAACTAGTTGATCCAAAGAATGGAAAAATGTATGTAGTACTTGAAGGTTCACATACAAAGTCACGTAAATTCTACGTCTCTCAATTAGTAGCAGACATGTTTGTTAAAAACGAGCATAACTTAGGGTACTTATATTTTAAAGATGGTAACGTACAAAACAGCCACCACACTAATATTGGTTACGCCATTAATCCAAAAGAAGGGGTAGAACGTGTGGCACGTCCCTTCAGAAAGAAAGTAGAGCCAAAAAGGCATGCATTAATTGTAGCTATTGGAAAAGCGTGTGAGCAAAAAAACTGGAAAGAAGCCAATACGCTTGGTAGAGAACTTTGGGAATTAGAAGGAGCAAAATACGCAGACAGAAATAAATTAGTATAGTTGGAGGCAAACAAATGTCAGAATTTGAATTTGATGTACATTACACAGGAAGTAAGGGTAACAGTGTCTCAATTTATTATGAGAATATGGGGTTCCTAATTGATATTGGAAAGCCATACAAATACATTGAGCCATATTTATATGATAAACAATTTGTATTGATTACGCATAAGCACCAGGATCACCTTGTATATACAACATATAAAAAGATTAGAGAAAACTTTCCCCACATTAAAATATTATCTAACGAAACTGTTAACAATGAACTAATAAAACGCAAACTTAGTAGTGTAGACATAACATTCAAAGATGATTTCCAGTTTAAAATTGGAGATGTAAAATTTACAACACTTCAAAATTATCATGGTGCAGCTGAAGACTACACAGAAACACATGGTTTTATCCTAGAGAGTCCTTTGCAAAACTTAATCTATGCCACTGATTTGAGTACTTTAATAGATTATGAAACTTATCTATTGACAAATGAGTTAAAACTTGATATTATTCTTTTAGAAGCTAATTATGACCCACAAGTCATTGGCTTATCAGAGTATATGAAAATTCACAGTGGATATGATACATTTAACAACGGATCATACCGTCACTTGAGTACTGTAGATAGAGAGGAGTTTGTTACTAAGTTCAAGAAACCAGACGCTGTAGATGTTGAGCTTCACATTTCAGAGCGGTATCGTAGTTTTGACGGATTGGTTAGATTAGAAAAAGGAAAAATTACTCAAAAAGATGTTGACAATTATTTAAAGAGATGATATAGTTAATATATAGAGGAGGAAGAATAATGAACTTAAAATTAGATATAACGTGGAGAGAATCACAAGTAGTATTAGAAACAATAAATGCATGGATATCAAAATATGGGTATGACAATATGTCAGACGAAATGAAAGAACTTACAGCCAAATGTCTTGCATTTGACAAACAAATATTAGATGAATTTGGAGTGGAGGAAATCAAATGAAATACCAATATGGAGACTTAGTTAGATTCACAAATAATTATGGAATGCACGCAGCACAAGACGATGAAGGCACTGTACAACATGTGGACAAGTTTGGTAACATCTTAGTATTAGTAGAGTCAGGAGAGTTTGCAGCACGCTTTGAGGAAGTACGTGAGGAAGATATTGAACTGATTGATCGTTTAAGTGATGAGGATCTAGAGTTACTGAAGGAGGAGCTATAGTATGAAAAAATACAATGTAAAGGAATTAGCATATTTATTCCAGGATAACGGACGAATAGAAGTTATTTTTGAAGATGAGCCAGATATATTTCCTTATTATGAAAATATCTATACTATAGAAGAAATTATTGATAGTTTTGGAGAAAGAATGATAACGTGGATTTCACTTTATGCGGATGATGGTGATCAACACTTAATGATTGAATTGGAGGGAAAAAAGAATGAACTATAAAACACTGTTGAAATTAGACTATGGATACACTGAAAATCAGTTGTTTGATGTGATTGAGAAATATGTGTGGCTTTTAAAAATCAACTACACAATCGCAGAAATCTTTGCTGTAGAATACAAACGTCTCAAGTTAGAGGATGAAGAACATGGCATTTGAACTATCAATACAAGCTACAGGTAAACATGAAATACAGTTCATTGGTTACGAAAAAACACTTGAAGACGTAAGGAGGTTAGCTGAACGAATGAAAGAACAAGAAGTGAATGAGGAAAACATTATAGAGAATAAAAAACTTCTTGCTGAAATTCGTAAAGAAATTAAAAAATTAGATTCAGAACGATTAGCGGTTAAGCGTGAAATCATGACCCCTTATGATGAATTGAATGAAAAGATTAAATTATTGAAGGAAGTGTTAGGTGAAGGAGAGGAGCACATCAATGCTCAAATTAAACAGATTACAGTACGAGAACAAGAGGAACGTAAGTTACAAATCAAAGACTTATTTAAAAAATATCAAAAGTCGTATAACGCTCCGCAATGGCTTACTTTTGATAAGTTTTTAGCAAAGAACCCAACGCTTATAACCAATAAGGCTACGAGTGCCAAAAAGATACGTGAAGCAGTGGTTTCCTATTTTGATACATTTAAGAATGATTACGAACAATTAAAACAAACCTATCCTGACAAAGATGATCGTTCAGCGATTTTAATTGCCTACTCTAAAAACGGCTTTAATATGCAAGAAGCTATCATTGACTATGCAAACATGATTGCAGAAAAAGAACGTCTTGAAAAGGAACAGGCTAGAGTAAAAGAAACCAAAGTGCCTGACATTGTTATTATCACTGGAAACGAGCAAAAACAGGAGGCTCCTAAACCAGTTGAATATGTGACAATTAAGGTTAAGAAAGAAGAATTGAAGAAACTTAAAATTGAGTATGAGGTGGTAAAATGAACTTAACAAATGAGGAACTAATTAAATTGGTAGAAGAGTATGATTCAAAAAACTTGGAGTTTGAAGATAATATTAGGGATAATACAACGGTTGAATATAGTGAATTGGAAGACTATAATGCGGGTAACATAATCGTACTACTATGTCTAATTAAACTTAACCAAATAACGATGGATGAAATGTTAGAACAGTGCTTAACTAATCTACACAAGTAAGGGAATATATGATATAATAGATTTTGTAAACGAGAATAAAACAAATTAATTGGAGGAATTAAAATGTCAGAATTGAAAAAAGTAATTATTGTTAGTGCAGAGGAAGATGATATTAGTGTGAAATTACAGGTAGCCAGCGAAGATTATAGCGCTATCTATGAAGCTTCAGTATTTAAACAAACATATGATAAAGACTCTAAAACATGGAATGACTTCACAGATGAAGATGTAAAAGGTAAAGAACGATTAGCTAAAGCCTTAGAGTTGTTAGGTGGGTCGTTTGATAACCTTGAGGATAAAGAATTAGAAATGTACGTAGACGAAGAAACAGGTAAAGCCTACTTTGAAGAAGGAACATCAGTTAAAAAGATTGAAAAGCCACTGGTTTCGCTGAAACGATTAAAGCAAGTACCAATTGTTGAAATCAAAGACAGTGCAAAAGGACGCGCTGTTGTTGTAGAACATGACGGTAAATACTACTCGTTTAATTTCAACTCAGGAGTTTATATTGAGAAATTGAATAAATTTATTCCCAATCAAGCGAAACTTGCAAAAGCAAAAGCACGATTCAATGAGTTATTTGAAGATGTAAATGTAACATGGGATACAGCAGATATGGCAATTGGAATGGTTGTAGATTGCACCATTAATAAAAACATGTTAGATCCAAAATCCCCATACGGTTGGTTAGAGGCACAACCTCTTGATCCTGACGATCAGAAAGAGGTTGTGACAGAAGAAGAGTTGCCATTCTAAAATAAATTAAAAAGAAGTTAACTGAATAGTTGACTTCTTTTTTTATCCATGTTAACATTAACTTGTAAGATAAAGAGGAGGAAATAGAATGGAAGAAATTTGGAAAGATATTGAAGGCTTTGAAGGATTATATCAGGTGAGCAATTTAGGAAGGGTGAAGAGTTCATATACTAATAGAGTTTTGAAAGGTTATAAAGATACATGTGGATATCTACTAGTTGGTTTATATAAAAACAATATTAGATCTAGTAAGAAAATTCATCGTCTAGTCGCACAAGCGTTAATACCAAACCATGAAAACAAACCAGAGGTTAATCACATAGACGAGAATAAAACAAATAACATGGTTTCTAACCTAGAATGGATGACTGCTAAGGAAAACTCAAATCATGGAACACGTAATGAAAGAGTGAGTAAAACTAAAAACATTCCAATCATCGCAATTCATTTAAAGACTGGTGAGTCTACAGACTTCTGTAGTGGTAAAGAATGCGCAATACAATTAGGTTTAGATCCATCAAACATTACAAAAGTAATAAAGGGTAGATACAAACAAACAGGTGGATATACATTCAAATATAACGGAGGGTACAACTAATGAACATTGGAAACGTGGTAGAACTAAAGCGAGATAATCTAAATGGCTTAGGTAACAAAGGCGACAAAGGAGTGATTCTGTACAAGCTGTATAAGCCAGTTGATGGTTACGAATACATGCTCAGATTGTATAGTGGTTCAACAGAAGCCTTCCTAGAAAAAGATTTAAAATTAGCAGTTAAAAACATTGACAAAGTAAACTTTGTATGGTAACGTTAATTCATAAGATAAAGAGAGGAAGATTAAAATGACTAAACAAAATTCAGTATTAGAAACATTGAAGAAAATGAACACACCACAACAGGAGGAAAATGAAATGTCAAATGAACACTTACAACATGAAATTTACAAAGAACAATTACGCCAATTAAAAGAATTGAATGAAGGTAGTAAAAAACCAAGTTTGACTGTTTATTTATTGCTAGCACTATTCTTAGGAGGAATTGGTGCCCATGATTTCTACGTTGGAAAACCAGTGAAAGGACTTATTAAACTAGTGTTCTGTTGGACAGGTATTCCTACAATTATTTCACTATTCAATATTATTGGCGCATTGATAAACAAAGATGATTTCAAATAAGGAGGAACTTTAAAATGATGTTAGTAGACAACTTAATTTTAACAGTCAAAGATGAAGATGGTGTAATCATCAATAGACATTTTAATGAGGTATATATAAAGATTGATCCAACGCAAATGATGATCGCAAACAAGAAGCACACGATTGCTGTTTATAAGTTAGATGATGTATTATATATGCAAACACAAGGCCATCCAAGACAGTTTAGAATGTTCCAATGAGATACACTATTGAGAGTTTCATAGAGTTTATAGTTTGCACTTGTGTACTAATAATAGATGTGATATACTATATTATATTCAAACGAGAGAGGAAGTAACTAGATGAAAAACATAGCAGAATTTCAAGGTGCTGAAAAACTAGCAAGTAAGCTGTTAGAAATATTCGCAGCACTTGCTGGTAATGGGAAAAGCTTTGATCCACTAATAGAAGGTGTTCACCAAATTGTAGTCATTAAAGCAGAGGAACGTTTAAGCGCTAAAGGTAAAGAAATGAAAGAGATTAAAGTACGTAGCACAAATGATGGACGTGATACTACTTTTTATATTATGAAGTTTCGCAAACAAGATTGGAAAACGTGGGAAAAGATAGAAGTTGGACAGCAACTGATTATCACTCTAAAATACAGTAATGGTTTCCCTAACGTAACAATTAACCAAAAAGGAGGAGTTGTTGATAACTTACCTGAGAAACCAAACAAAGCATTAACTAATCAAACTATTTATCTTTATGATATTGAAGTATTTAAAAAAGATAACTTATTTGTTTTCAGAGATTACTTCACTAAAGAATGGACAGTTATTCATAATGATTTAGATGCGTTACGCAAGTTCTATCTAGCGAATAGAGATTCGTTGTTTGTAGGTTATAACTCACACTCATATGACTCAAATGTCATGCGCGCTTACTTACAAGGAAAAAACCCATTTCATGTGTCAAAAGCAATCATTGAAAGTGATGATAGAGCATTAGCCTATAAAATGTTTGATACTAAGAAAACTCCACTTTTTGGAATGGATTTATATCAAGACAACAGAGGTTTTAGTTTGAAAGAGCATAGTGCTTTCATGGGTATTAATATTAAAGAAACTGAGGTAGACTTTGATTTAGATAGAGAACTAACAGAAGAAGAACAAGTCTTGAATGAGCTATACTGTAAAAATGATGTGTTAGCTACTGAAAAACGTTTTGAACAAAACATAGGCATGTTAGTAGCTAAGGCTGCAATTGCCCTATACTTTGGTTTAGATAAAATGGCTCTATCAATGACAAACGCAAACTTGACTGCTGAACTATTAGGGGCTGAGAAAACACCTGATAGAGGTGATGAACTAGATAAATATGAATTACCAGAAGGATTTAAAATTGAGTCAGAGACCATTCGTCAGGCATTTATGACAAATAAGTTTGAGGCGAACGAAAAAGGGCATGCAAGTATTTCATTAGATGTACCACGCAGAGACGTAACAGAGGTTTTAGGAGTAGGGGGTATACATGGCGCTAAAGAGTCATTTATTCATGTAGGTAAATTCCACGCACGTGACGTAGGTTCACTTTATCCAAATACAATGGTTTTATTTGACTACTTATCAAGAAACATCCCAGAAGACAAACGGCATATTTATCAAATGTTACTTGATGAACGTATGGAAGCTAAGTATTCTAATAAAGAATTTACTGAAATTAAAGGGGTAAAAATTCCAACCAAACTATTAATTAATGGCTATAAACTACCTTTAAACACTAAATATGGTGCAATGGGAGCTGAGTTTAATAAACTGTATGATCCACGTATGCGACTTCTTGTTTGTATCACAGGTCAAATGGCAATGTGGGATTTACTAGAAAAGATTGAAGACCATGCTACTATCATTCAATCAAACACAGACGCTCACTATTACATTCCATTTAGTGAAGAAGATGAGAAAGCCATTGATGATATCGCAGATGATTGGATGAAACGAACAGGATATACCTTAGATGATGATCCTTTTAAAGCCATTTTCCAGAAGGACGTCAATAATTACTTGGCAGTTACATCAGACGGTAAAGTGAAGTTTAAAGGCGCTATTGGTCTAACAAATGGATTGAAAGTTTCTAAAGCGATTGTGTCAAATGCGTTCATTAATTATGTGGTTGGAGGTAAAGATTATAAAGAGTTTATCAATGAATGTGATGAACTACGTCAATTCCAAATGATTACTAAAACTGGATGGACGTTTGATGATACTGTAGTACGTGATGTTTATGGTAATGAACGAAAAGCCCAAAAGGTGAATCGTACATTTGCAATAAAAGACCCTAACAAAGCTGTTGAAATATTTAAAGTAAAACGTGGAGCTGTTGTTGAAGAGGAAGGTACTACAATTATTGGTGATGATTCTTACACTAAAGGCTTGCCTAATGCGCCTGAGTATTATGCCATTGACAATGAAGCTATTGGTGAAGGATGGATAACTATTGATGATATTGACAAAGAGTACTATATAAACCAGGTGGAAGACCTATTAGTGCTATGGTTTGGTACTAACTGGAAAGAACGGATTGAACAAGCACATAGTCAAATGAAAGAATTTCCAGAAGTTAAAAATTATATTGATTAAACACTTGACACCTCAATTATGAGGTGTTATACTTAATTCATAAGTTAAGAGGAGGACGTAAAGAACATGAGATACGTAGGAAGTAAAAACAGACTTAGTAAAGAACTAGCACCAATTATTCAAAGTTATATTACAGATGACACAGTAGCATATATAGAACCATTTGTAGGTGGGGCTAATATGATTGATAAAATAAACCATCATAATAAAATAGGTAGTGATTTACACAAGAATCTAATTGCATTATTAAACTATACTAGAGATGATTCATCTTTAATACCTTCAAGAATTTCAGAAGAAGAATACAATCGTGTAAAAGCAAATAGAGATAGCTACGAACCATGGTATGTTGGTTTAGTTGGATTCTGTGGATCGTTTGGAGCAAAGTATTTTGGTGGATACGCTAGAAACAAAAAAGGAGACGATAGCGGTGAGTGGTCAGCTGGTGCTATCAAAAATTTAAAAAAAACAATCAACACTGTTTAAAGATGTTACATTTGAATGTAAATCATTTACTGATTATAACCCAACTGATTATAAAAACTGTGTCTTTTATTTAGACCCACCATACAGAAAAACATTATCTTATTCAACTGGAAACTTTCCATATGCGGACTTTGATAAGTGGGCTATTGAATTAGCTAAAAACAATACAGTATTAATTAGTGAATACCAAATGCCAGAAGATAAATTTGAATGTATATGGAGTAAAGACACAAAGGTATCTATTACAAATCAAGGAGATATAAAAAATAAAAAACGAGTTGAAAAATTATTTAAAGTTAAAGGAGGAAATTAAAATGATTAAAATTTATACTAAAAACAACTGCATGCCCTGCAAAATGACTAAGAACTGGTTTAAAAGAAAAGGACACACCTTTACTGAGGTGAATGTAGATGATAACCTAGAAGGGTTAAATGAATTACTTACTATGAACCTAAGAACACTACCTGTAGTGTTTAAAGATGATGAGTTTGTGAGTATGGGATTCGCACCAAACAAATGGGAAGAATTTAAGTAGGGAGGAAGATTAGTGTTGATTACATTAGCTGGAGTAATTGGGGTAGGTAAATCCTCAATGACACGATTATTAAGTGAGTTACTGGAGACTAAAGCAGTTTATGAACCAGTTGAGGATAATCCTCTATTGGAGAAGTTCTACGCAGATAAGAAAAAGTATGGTTTTCTATTTCAAATTGACATGTTATCCAAGCGCTTTGAACTTATTCAAGAGGCCATGAGTGTTAAAAATGGCATTCTTGATCGTTCAATTTATGAGGATTCAATCTTTTTAAAGCAGCTATATGATGAAGGCTCTGTGAACGAGTTAGAATTTGAGGTCTATACTAAACTGTTGAATCGCATGTTGAAAGAGTTAGAACCATTGCCAAAGAAATCACCAGATTTAATGATTGTTTTAAATTGTAGCTTTGATGAAGAAATTAAACGCATCAATAAACGAGCAAGAGATTTTGAGAAGGTTGAAGAAGATACTGATCTATTTGAGTACTTCAAACGACATCACGAAAATTATCAAGACTGGATGGCTAAAGATTTAGGTTTCCCTAAATTAATCATAGATGTAACAGAACTTGACTATGTTAATAATCCAGAACACCGTATGAAAGTACTAATGATGATATTAGATGAATTATTCCATGTAGGAGCGCTTAGTGGTGAAGAATACACCTATTTCTCTCAAAAACTGTGTCTCTCACGAGCATTTTAAGCACTTTAAATTTATTAAACAAGGTAATTACCCAATTAAATACAAAAGAAAACCACTGGATTAACCAGTGGTTTTTATTATAGGCTCAAATATATTGAGTCAATTCGCACATCATTTACTGCGCCTTCGCCGTTAGCTTTATTAGCTCTACGCAAGATAACATCTACTTTTTTACCTTTGAACTGAGCTTTCTTAACAGTTACGTCAAACCCAAGCTCTTGTCCACCTTGATAACCATATGCTTTCTTCACGTCTGGGCGTTTAATACCAGCAGACTGAACACGTGTCAATTCTTTGTTTGTTCCATGTTGCATGAAGATAACATATGCATATCGTCCAATAGGACCTTGTGGCTTATCAGGAACTAACCAACCAGCCACACGAATCTGATCTTTACCATGACCATTAAAGTAGTCAAGTTTACCCCAAGCATTACCTTGATGTTTAGGTTTTGTAGCAGCTACTGCCTTATCATGTTGGCTAGGTGTTGAAGGTGTTACGTTAGCACCACTTGGAGGTGTTTGTCCACCTGTAGATGGAGCTTTACCATCTGGTTTAAAACTAGGGTTATTGTAATACTTAAGAACGTTTTTAATCACATAATCCTTCATTGCGTTAGTTACATTAGCCGGCTGTGCCTGTGTTGAGTTGAAACCAGTGTGAATAATTAACGAACGTTTAGGACATTGCGTGGCTGAAAACTCATGATGTAGACGTACTGTATTGCGGTTAACTGGTAACCCATAGTATTTCAAATCTTGTGCAATTTGCCAGAAGGTATTTTCTTCAGCTTGCAAGAAGTCTTTTAGTGGTGTCTGATCGTTACCACACACTTCATAACCAATATAGTTTGTATTACCATCACTGTTTGCCGTATGCCAAGCGGCATTATAGGTATCTTCAGTACGCCAGATTGTGTTCTTATCAATGTAGTAATGCGCAAAACCCGCTGCTAATTGATTGTTGTTCATTGCTGCTAAACGATTAGCCTCTTGTTTAGCTGTTGAGTTACCCCATGTATTATGGAATACTACACCTTTTACTGCACCTGGTCTGCGTCCAGCCACGCCACGTGTGACTGTTTTATTGATAATTTCTACCATGTTATCACTCTCTTTCTTATTTCTTTGGTTCTGTATAGTTTAATGCTTTTTCACTATCTGTAATACCTTTGGTTGTTGGGTCTGGAATCATATTTAATGCATTAATTACAGTTAAGCCTAACACATAAGGGTTACTTACTGCTCTGACTAATACATCTAATAATGTATCAAAGGATGTAATATCCTCAAACTCCAAACCAAAGTACGCTAGGATAGGTACTACTAATGCGCCAATAAAACGCAAGATAAATGTTAGGTTGTCTTTGCTAAAACGAACTTTCCAGTTTATTTTTTTCATTCTACATCACTCCTATTTCATAAATAAGGATAAACCAATACTAATTAATGCTCCAATAACTGCACCAACAGTTGTACGTGTTAACCATGTATAGCTGTTTTTAAGATCAGCTAGTGCTTCTCTATTCTGTACGGACATGCTGTACGCCTTATCTGCTTTTTCAGATTGACGCTCTAAGCGACTTCCATACTCTTTTAAGTCAGCTTTAATCTCAGGTATATCATCAAGCTTAACCTCAATTCTTGCTAACTGCTCCTTTAATGACACAAACTCCTTATCGTTTAAGTTCATAGCAAAACACTCCTATTCATTTATCACCTCATTTCCTAGGTCTGTAATCATTATACCATCTATATAAGCGAAATAGTGTGTCTCTCACGAGCATTCTAAGGCGTTTAAATTTTGTTAGCTGGGTGATTATGCGTTTAAACGCAAATAAAAAACCATCAAATGAGGGTTTTTTATTGTAGTGTGTAACTAAGAGCACTTAGTGAAAAATACGGTGCTTTCCCAGCTTCTGTAGCTTGACCTAATGTTTCAGCAGGTATAAATATTATTTTAGGTGTTGTCGTTATAGCAACGCGTCCACCACTACCTTTATTTGTTGCGCTATATGCGAATTCTGTTTGCGCAGGAGTAATTACGCTAGGTACATACGTATCACCAGTAAATGAAGTTCCTGTACCACTTTGAAATGGATAATAGGACGAGTCTTTCCCAATAGATATTCCGCTAGATGGTTTTGGACCAACCTGTCCTTTGAATTCAATCTTACGAGTCCCATCAAGTTGATACACAATACGATATGCTGGAGCATTGTTCTCTTTCACTTCAAAATTTGAGTTTAATTGTAAGTTAATCCAAGGAGTCTTAGTCAATGCTTTAGCGTCTAATACGCCATTATATTTACCAGATGCGTCACTAAGCGATAATGTGATTAAACCACCACTTACCCCTGTAGTAGATTCTGATGTTAGTGTACCTGATTCATCATACATTCTCTGTCTAAGGTTTACAGTACCTTGATGAATATCTGCTTCTGTAGTAGCAAATTTATATAGTCTTTCACCAGAACTATTTGTTAAATAGTATGAAGCACCAGCCTGTAGAATACCATCTTTAATACCTAGTTTACCATCAGTAACTTGATTTGCACCACTAGTAACATTTTCATACTCATTCTGAAACTCAGCACCACTTATTTTACCACCGTCAATAGTACTACCTGTCAAATGTGACGCTTGAATAGTTTTACCGATAATGGTTTCAGCAATTACGGAGCTTTCAAAAGGTATCTCAACCCACGTACCAGCTTTAGCTTCATATACACCAGTTACTTTGCCAGAAACCACTTTATACCAGATGTCACCTTCATTGAAGTCTGGTGGCTCTGTTTCACCAGTGAATAGTTGTCCATCTGCACCATCTTCACCTTGTCTAGCCACGGTGTAGGACTCAGCTTTTGTACCATCAGTATAGTTTAATGTGGTACGTGTCCATAAATATTGACCTCCGCTGATAGATGGAATAGTACTAGTCCATCCAGTAGTAGGTGGTGTTGTTGAGTTAGTTGACTTATTATATTCAACAATGGTAGTTGATATTCCCACACCGTCAGCTCCATTTGTTCCGTTTTGTCCGTTGTTACCTTGTCTAGCTACTGAATACCCTTGTTCAGTAGTATTATCAGTATAAGTCCACGTGGTACGTGTCCATAGGTACTGACCTGCTGGTGTATTAGGTATTGTAGTAGACCAGTTACTTGTAGGTCTAGTAGTACCACTAGTGCTAACTGCGTATTCAATTACGGTGGTTTTAATACCAACTCCATCCTTACCTGCTATTCCATCGTTACCTTTAGCTCCATCTTGACCCATTCTAGCTACTGAGTAGCCAGTTTCAGAAGTTGAGTCTGTATAAGTCCATACTGTTTTAGTCCATAAGTACTGACCTGCTGGAACAGTTGGTACTTGCTCTTGCCATCCTGTAGATGGTGGTGTACTTGCATTTGTATGTTTAGCATATGTGATGTTAGTTGATTGTAGACCAACTCCATCTTTACCAGCTACTCCATCTTTACCAGAGTCACCCTTCGTGCGCTGCCACTCATACTTAGTGTGGTCTGTAGAGTCCACCATTTCAAAGTCTGTGTAATAACCAGTAAACGCACGGTTTGTTGGGTCAGTCGTACTAAAATCAACCCCACCGTCTGAGCTATTAGCGTATGCAATGTGCACATACGTAGTTTTTCCATCATCACCCTTTTCACCCTTCATACCAACCTCTTCTGGGTCGTAGTTTGGAAGTAGGTATTCTGATTTAATTACTGCCATACTTTCATCCTCCTTAATAGCTTAATGCTACCTCATATTTAAATTGTGACTCGTTACCAGATGTAACTAAGATGGATCTACCTGTAGCTGTAAATGTATTGTCTAATGATCCATCTGACTTATACCTAGACCAGGTGAAATCAGTTTCATTAAAAATATTTGTTACATCTTTACCAGCCCATTTTACTTTGGTACTAAGTGTGATTGTGGTGTTTCCATCTTGTGTTTTACCTCCAATAAACAATGGTGAAGAAGCTTCAATGAATATCTCATAAGGTATCTTAGAGTTGAGGTCATTTTTCAAATCATTTGCTAACTCTTGTAAACGATCAGATAAGCCACTCTCTAATCTAACAAAGTCAGATAACTCACACACCACTTGTTCTGTTTCATAATTAACAGTCAGTTTCTGTACTCTACTAGATAAAAATAGATCTTCATTTTCATCTATGATATCTACCGTATCACCTACAGTTAATTGTGATGGAATGTTAGCAATATCAACAGTATAATTAATAACTGGAATACTGTATTTTTCTAGCCAGTTCATGGTGGTTTCTGCCAGTTCTTTCTGGTTTGTGGTTGTCCAACTCTTATGTTGTAGAAAATAATGGGAGTTTGTGTTTGTTCTACTCCACTGTTTTACATTTTGTGTGTCATACACATAGCCGTTTTCTGGATTGATAACAAAGCGTCCACTAGGGTCACTCCACTTATAGCCTTTAAGCGTAATAGGTTGATCCTTACCTTCTGGCGTTCCACCTGTAGGCTTAATTGCATTAACAAGTTGATAAATGTCTTCCTCTGTTTCAATGGAATTAATGTCTTTATTTACATATAATTTTTTGCGTTCATCAACTCCACGATTTTTATAGATATCTATCTTACGTTTAGCCAACTGGTTTCCAACAAATTCAAATGAAAACTCTATTTCTGCATTATCAAACTGGGTTGCTACTGATTGAACTCGCTCTAATGCAGTCATATCACTATCCCATTCAAGTGTACGTGTTAAGTTAGGTATTTCATTTTTACCAATGACGAAACCAGAGTCATAGGTAAATTTCTCAATATACCAAACAATATTATGATTCCCTTGTGCTGGAAATGCAGGTAGGTTTTCATTAAGTAAGTCCATTCCAGCGTCTTCACATTCTAGTGTACGTATTTGAGTTAGTGGGTTATGTGTGACTTTTAGTATTGTCATCCATACAAATTTCTGATTCAAATCTTGATAAAGTACATAATTCCCAACTGCAACATCTTTTTTTATTTTAGCAGTATTCTCTTTCGTAAACGCTAACTGCATTGTCATTCTACGAGATGCTGTCTCTAATGTGCTGACATCACTTGCACTTAATACAGGGTATTCTACATTGGCTGTTGTTGAAACAATTGTTTTTAATTCAAAAGTGCGATCTGTTATATAAAAATCCAATTCTACTCACTCCTTTCTTATTCATTATAACATAAAGAGAGAGACTTTTGCAAGTCTCTCTCATGTTTATAGATAGTTCTGTGTAATTTCTGCCGTTACCTCTGCCATGTTTGCCCACTCTGAAATAATTGGCTGAACAATGGTTTCACCTGTTTCTAACTCAAATTTTTCCCACTGATTACCTACAACGTTTAACTGGTTGTTCACTCGTCCGTTGACAAATATTTCTCTAGTTGCTGTGTCAATCTCTACTAAGTCTCCATCTTGGAAATAGTTCTTCAAGTCCTGATAGTATGGTGTTCCTTCCCAACGTGCTTGCATATCAGTCATTCTCATAATAACATGATATTTATTTGAGAAGCGCATAATCCAGAAACCAGCTTTTGTGAATTTACTTGTATCTGGCTCAGGTAATGTCCAAGTAAATTTATACTCTTTATCTATTGCAACTGTGGATAATCCTCCTGAAGTATTAGTTAGATGTTTGATTTGTACCATTCTCCATATTAGTTTATCACCTCTCCTATCCATGTTCATTTCATAAAAGGCTTTAGTGAATACTTTTCTATCTAATATTTGTTCATGTAACCTCTTATTCTTATACCACGCTTCGAACACAAGTTCATTTGATGTGAGGTTACTATCCCTAATTATTGCAGTCATAATAGGGTCACCATTGTCATCAAAGGTTGAGAACTCAATTCTACCACGCTGTGCTTTATTATAATTATCAAATATAAACCTGAAATGTGTAGAAATTGGTAGTGTTCTATCTGTATTTGATGGCGCTTGAATATCTGCCACAATCGTTGGTCCATGCCATACATTTATTTCACCAACACCTTTAAATATTGGTGAAATTGCATCAACATCTTGTTTCATATCCCATGTACCTTGTACTAAGTTTGGTGTAGATGGATTACTATTCTTATTTGGATATACTGATTTGAAACCAGTGTTCACTTTTAGAGCTGGATTTAATGTGTTACCCCAAAAGCCTTCCTCCAGACCTTTTTCAACTCTTGCAGATTGTTTCCCATCAACGTCTTCTGGGTTACCAAATTGAAGTACCGCTCCATTTTGATTCAATAGTGCAACCAGTCCGTTTTCTCCTTTCATTCTGAATGAAAATCGTGGCTTCGTTCTGTACGTCCCATTGTTTTCAATCTTAATTAAGTCACCAACAGAGTCTCCACTTGGTACGTATTCAACCGCGTTGATATATGAAGGACTATAACCCCAATAATAATCTTTTGGATTATTTGATGGTGCTGGTGCGATTCCTTCGTATTTGTAGTATGGAATATTTGGAGTTCGTGTGTCTCCTTTTTCAATCTTGAGCCAATCAATTTGGCATGCGCCAGGAGTATCTGCTGGGGTTTGATTTATAGTAACTTTGCTAGGGTCAGAAGCTACTTTATCTACTGTAAAAGTTAATGACCACACATCAGTTAATCCTTCTACTGGTGACAAATTACCATATCCACCAATACCTTGATTGAATACTCTAAAATTTTTATCTACTGGTTTAGTACCCTTAAGCGTTACAGTGTACGTTTCTCCCACAACAAAAGGCTCTGTCATAGTACTGTTATATATTTGGTACGCGCTAGATTTGATTGGGAACGCAACAGACTTATTAGCAATATTTTCACCTAAAGCCACCTTACTCAAATAATACGGTGCATCCAGTAGATTTGGCTGGTACGGGGTGGCTGTTGAGCCACGTTCAACTTTCACGTTTTTTATTTTTAATGCTGCTTGAACATCTATAGATAAAAATACTCTAAACTTAAAATCACTTAATTTTTCCATGTTGGCACCACTATTGAATTTTACAGAAACCTTTTGCCATACATCTGTTGAAGTTACACCATTCATATAAAAAACACCAAAATAATTACGCTTTCCTTCAAACAGTCCGTCTAATGCAACATTACAAGTTTTTAAATCTCCTACATATCCATTTTCCACAAGTACATCATATGAAATTACATAATCTGTATTATTCAAAAGATTGCCCAATGCTAAATCAAACGATTGAGCTACATCAACTCGTGTTTTTTCTATTCTTACTCCATTATCAATTGGGGTTACATCTGCTCCTGCTACACCACCTATTATATTTTCAGCAATATATGGCTTAGTCATAACATTAGGATTCCCACTATAATCATAGTCACCAAAGTCTAAGCTGTTACTATACGCCTTTGCACCTACACTTGGAGCGGTTACTGTCTCACCAATTGGTGGTAGAAAACTAACCATTGGTTTACTCCATTTAATGAGATTACTTCCTCTGAAACCATACTGCAAGTTAATGGCATTTGTTTGTTCGTTTTCAATCTTAACAACTGACCCATACTCAGTGAACTCAGTTGTTACTTTTTTAGGGATATAAACAATGTGTCTCTTAAGTATTGCTCCCTTAAGGGTATCCCACTCTTCTAGTATTACTTGTCCAGCATAGTTTTTGTTGTTTTCTTCATCAATTGATACTACTTGTGCATATACACTAAAGTTAACTTCGTCTCCAACCTTCAAATCAGCATTATGAATCGTTGTTGCTGGGTTCCAGTTTAGCCAGCGTTCATCAGAGCTTTTATCACGTTCAAAGTTCAAAGGTATTCCATTCGTGAAATCAGCTTGAACTACATTAGAGTTATTAAACTTCTCATCTAACTTCTGTACCCAAGGCTTCATATATTTATTGATCGCATTATACTCACTATCAAGCATTACATTTGTTGTGGTTGAGTAGGTGTTGGAGAAACCGATTGGCTCTATAGCATGTGCTAGCCCATCTGGTACGTCAAAGGTTAACGTCAGTGGAGTATACTTCAAATCTGTTGCGTCATATTCTTCAGCTCCTGTGAAGATAGCATTAAAGTATCTATCTGGAAACATGTCAAATACTAGCTTCTGAGGTTCATCACTATTGACAAGTGTTTTCAACTCATCCATCACTTGTGGTACTGTTTTACCTGTGTTGTCTTTAATAATAAATCCATCAATGCTTAACGTGTAATCTCCTAATCTTGTGTTTCTAAATTTTTTTCCATCTGTGTTACCTACTTGGAAAAACTCATTTTCTTTTGACAAAAACGGTATGTTTAATTTTGCAATTTGAAATAAATGTTTTGTCTCTTTTCCGTCAATCGTAAATGACCTAAGGAAATCATAATTTTGCCCCATGTTTATCTCTCCTCATTCTTTTATGTATTCATTATAACACAAAAAAGGGGCGTATACAAGCCCCTTTTTGCTAAACTAATCCTAAATCACGATTAGCATTTAATTGATTTCTTGATTGAATCTTTTGCAGTTTACTATTTAGCTTCTCACCATCTAGCACCACATTTGTATCTTTAGCTAAAATAGCCATTAATAACTCATTCTGTTGTTGTAACAATAGAAGCATTTGTGCCATATCAGAGTTAGTACTAGAAGTTGTTCCAGATACTGGTGTTGACTGGTTGCGGTTAAGCTTCTCATTGGCATAGGCTAATAGTTGCATAGCTCTTGAACGTTTTAAACCAGACCCTGTTAATGGTATAACTACTTCTTCCTTGTTACCTTCTCCAACTCTTGCAATGTGTTCTTTCGTGATGATTCCACCGTTTTCATAACCAACTCCACGATACGCATTTGTTAGTGAACCATATGTTGCGAGTGCATATCTGATGGAAGCAAGAATGTTAGATAATGGGTCATAGATATTACTGTTGAACCCTGGCATTGCATATGCTCTAAATGTTGGGTCTATTACCTGCATTAATCCTTTTGATGGTGTACCCTTCATAGCGTTTGGATCCCACAAGTTAATCGCTTTAGGATTACCATTTGACTCTGTACGCATTTGATTTAGTAATGCATTTAGATTTCCTGCACTGTATTGACCAGTCATTTTCAATGCTCTAATTGCTACATTACGCCAGCGTTCTACGCCACTCCCACCAACGCTATCGCCTGAAATTTGAGTGTTTTGTGGGTCTTTCACACCGTTTAAATGCACGTGATCATAATGGTCTCCAGCTGGCCATGGTCTCCAATCGTCATGAATACCTGTACCTGATTGTCCTGAACGGTCACGAACCTTCCCATTAGTGATGACATAACCAATCTTGGAAGCGAATTTTTCAAAAGCATAGTTTGCGGCTTCTGTGTATTTAGGTGAGCCTCCTGTGACACCTGGTAATGCAATATCAATGGCATTACGTTTACCATGTGAATACTGGTCACCTGGTCTGTATCCACTAGTTACCATGAAGCCTGGAAATTTCTTCATTACAGATTTAGCAACATCTGCTAAATATTTATAAACACCATTTGTTCCTATAGATGTATCCAAGTTACCTGATGAGAACAAGCTAGTAATCTTTTCAGTGAGTGCGCTTGTGGCTTTAGATAGTATGCCTTTACCTACTTCTAATGGATATTTTGTCAATCCACCTAACATATCTAAACCACCAAGTACTTTCCTAGCTAACGCCCCAGGGTCTGAAATGAAATCCCACACATCACCTACTACATTTTTAAGTGTGTTTCCTACATTACCAGCAACATTTTTCACACTATCCCACATGTTACCAAAGAAGTTAGTACCTTTCTTATAACGGTAACGAGGCGCTTTTGAACCTTGAAGTTGTGCGGTCTCTTCTGCTGTCAAGACATGTGTTCCTTTTGGTGCATTTAGAACAACGTTGCGTCCTTTAGGGATGAAGGCTCTACCATCTGGTGTGATGACTGTTTCTGCTCCACGTCCATCATTAACCATCATTGGTCCATTAATTGGGTGACCACCTTTTGGAGTACCTGTGGCGTATTGCGGTACATCCCATTCTTTTAGAGGTTCTGCACCCAATTTTTCAAGTACCCATGAAGCACCCTTGATAATCCCATTCACTGGTTTACCTATCGCTTTAAGAGCTCCATTAAATACAGATTTAAAGGCGTTTGCTACTTTACTTCCTCCTGATTTAAACTTCTCAGCTAATTCTCCTGGTAAGTTTTTGAACCACGTCTTCATCTTGCTTAGCCATGTACTAAACTTAATAGATATATCAGTAATCCAACCAGTGAACGCCTTTGTTGTTCTAATGTTCCAGTCTTCAATACTTTTAATCATATCACCTAAGAACGTGTTTTTCAAATTGGTTTTGATTGACTCAGATATGCGATCATACATGCCTTTGATCTCATCCCATGCTCCAGACCAGTCACCTTTGAATATTTTACTCCAAATTTTGATAGTACTAGAAATGATAATCATGGTTGTTTCTATTGTTGCCATGATGAGCCCAAGTTTTATTTTCAGTGTTTCCCATAATATAGTGAATGCATTAATAAGAATGTCACTGTTGCGTTTTCCTGATCCACCAAAGTTATCTAGTGCGCCACTAATGTCTGCTAAATAACCTGTGATACGACTGAGCCATCCAGCAAACTGTTCAAACAGAGGTAATAAATCAGGTGCAATTACCTCCTCCCAAATCTTAACTAAGTCTTTACATGCTTGAATCATTTTGTCCAAGCCGTCTTCAAGAAGTCTTACAATAGTTTCTTTAACAGAATCAAGAGCAGTCTTAATATTTTCTTTAGCTGTTTCTAATGCGTCTATGTCTCCTTGACTCATTCCTAACGAACGTAGTAATGAATATCCTTGCATTTGAGTAGCTTCGTCACCAGTAAACAGTTGCCAGAAACCTTTGATGTATTGAGTTAATGTTTCACCTTTCTCCTTAACCTGTGTGATGAAATCATCTAACGCCCAGATACTTTCCCAGCTGAATCCCATCATATTTAAAATATGTTGATCAGTTACTGTATCCGTTCCATTCCACATTTTACCAATAATATCTTTTAAGTTTGAGATAAAGTTTTCAACATAAAAGAAAAAGAAATCAAGGGTCTTCATGGCATTAGGCAATGTTTTATTGAAGAAATTTTCAATTGGTTGTGTCATCCCACCAGTAAACTCTTGTGCCCAGATAGCAATTGAATTAACCGTTCCTTTCACTCCGTTTGTGAAAGCATCCCATGCTGTGGTATTAGTCATGGTGTTATTCAAATCTTCTGCGCTTCCTTTAGTTTCTCCAAAGGAAGTACTAGCTCCTGCCATTGCTTTGATTACTTTAAGTGAGTTGTCTTCACCTAGTGCAGACCACACTGTACTCGCTCTATTTAGAGAATCATATCCCCCCTCCATATTCGCAAAGTCGTTCATCATGCTCTTGACTACTTCACCCTGAGTCGCTTTACCGTTTTTCCACTCATTAAAGATGTTTTTTGTTGATTCACTAAACATATCTGCGTTTTCTTCAAAACGTCCGTCTGTTAATGATATACCCATTTCTTTAATTAAATCATTTACTTTGTCTAAGTTATAGGCACCACCATCTAAACCAGCTTCAAGTAAACTAAATGTTTCCTCTGCTGTGAATCCCATTTGACCAAATAATTGAGAGTATTCCGCCATATTATCTGCTAACTCATTTGATTGATTCAATCCGTTTTGTGCGCCTGCTGTCAGTAAGTCAAAAGCTTCCTCAGCACTAATCCCAAAGTTTTCCATCATACGTGACGCACCACGCATGGTCTCATTCACATCTGTATCAAATGTTTTACTGAATGATATTGCGTATTTAGTTAATTGTTTCAATCCTTCTGGTGTGACTTTTTTACCAGCTGTTTGATAGACCTGTGTGATAGCCTCTTGGGCTTCTTCCAATGAGTCCACCATTCCTGATTTTACTAAATCATTGGCAAAATTTAGGAACTGTTTAGATTCACCTTTCGTAATTCCCATTTTGCCCTGAAATCTATTAGAGGCTTCCACTACTTCATTGAATGATTCTTTCAGAGCGTCTGCTGCCTCAGTTGCCATATCTAGAGCTTTTGTTGATATGGCAACTGCTAGACCTGTAGCTAAGGCACTAAATTCTTTGGTGGCGTTTTTAAAACCAGTCTCTGCTTTGTTACCTTTTCTACCTGCTTCTTCAAGTGAGTCTCCAGCTTTATCTACTTTATCGTCTACATTAGAAGCCTCTTTTTTCAACTCAGATAGTGCAGTAGTTACTCCATCCAATCGTGTATCTGTGTTTTTTGCTGAACGTTTGAACTCTTCTAATTTAGTCTGTGCTTGTGCTACTTGTGTAGATGATTCACCAAATTCTTGAGCCATTTTGTTTATTGCTTGTTTTTGTGATTCAATGGCTTGCTCTGTTAACTCCGCTTGTTTTGTTAGTCCACGTTGTTTGGCTTCAAGCTCTCCAGCTTTATCCCCAGCTTCTTTGAATGCTTTAATTTCATCATTCATTGCCTTTTCATTGTCTTTGATTGCTGACGCGTATTTATCCACACCAGCACTAGCTAGAATGTAAGCTTGTTTCGTTGAATCAAGCTCTTTTGATAGCTTATTGTATTTAACAGTAGCGGTGTTGATTTGAGTTGTAACATTAGCCACTTGCTTAGATTCTTTTCCGTAGGTCTGAATATATTCTTCTCTACGTTTTTCCAACAATTGTATTTTCTTTGATTGTAATTCTGTAGTATCAATCAATCCTTGTTGTTTGCGTGATAAGTCTTCAGCAGAGGCTCCAGCCTTATCAAATGTTGACATAGTTGCCTTCATACTTGACTCTGATTGTTTTAAGGCTTTGTTTAATTTATCTAATGTATTTAAAGACTCATCAAACCCATCAAAACCAATGCCAAATTTCATATTTCCTATAGGTCTATCTTGTGCCATGCATTTCACTCCTTTTGCTTGCTTTCTTAATCTATTATAACATAAAAAGAGACACTCTAGCTGTGTGCTAAAGTGTCTCACCTTTTACTTTTGCTATATCTTGTGGACTCATAAATGTACCAAAGAAATCTATTGGGTCTTGCAGTTTTTCTTTTTTAGGTTTATTATCTTTTGTAAATAGTTCCATTAGTAAATTATAATCTGCGTTGTTAATTTCTGATAGAGACCATGTTCCAGACTCACTGGATAGAAGGTCAGTGTACATTTTATCCATTGCTTCAAGATGTTCCTCCCAACTTATTTCTGAGAGGTCTTTTTCTCCTTTTTTGCTGGTGCTGCTTGTCCACCACCAATAGCGTCAAATACTCCACCAAGTACTTCTTCTAGTTTGTCTGCTTCAACTCCATCAATAATGGTCTCAAAGTTTACTTCTGGATTGTCAAATACATCCGCCACCAACATTACCATCGCGTCAATTTGTTCTAATGGTGACATTTCTTCCTCTCCAGATTGTACCTTTTCCATACGTGCTTGAAACTTCATCATTTCACGCATTGAACGCACCTTAACTGATTTTTGTTTAAACTCTTTTGTTTTTCCGTCAATTTCTAATTTTAGTGTAATCATTTTAGTTCCTCCAATGTTTTATTTATCTTTACTAGTTCATTATATCATATAATCCCTCAAGTGTGTAAATAAAAAACCTAGTCAATTAAGACTAGGTTTAGTGGTTAACCTTCTGATACATTGTTAACTTTGTTAATGAATTTTTCTAGTGTTAACTTAGTACCATCTTCCACTCCGCTCATGTAAGCAATACCGCGTGAGTCCGTTACAAATGAACCTTCAATTGTTTCTGTATTTGGTTCTGTTCCACCAGATTCAGTAGTATTCAATGCTAATTCAGGGTGTGAGAAACGTCCTTTTGTCAAACCAAGTAACATCTTCTTCCCATCTGCTGTGCTTGATACAAATACTACTGACACATAAGGTGCTTCTGTATCTTGTCCAACACTTGCAACTCCATCCTCATCACGTGTGATACCCATGATTTTTTCATATACACCGTTTTTGTAAAGATCAAATACGTTTAATGAGGCTGTTAACTCACCAACACCTTTAGCCGATACCCAAATAGGTACATTTGATGCATATACGGTTGTTTGGTCTGGTGAAATTCCTGAGATACTTGCTTCAATGGTACCTCCGCCTGTCTTATCAATTACTAATTGTTCCACGCCAGTACCGCCTGCGTTAGGTACAGAGATAATGGCTTTTTCAAACCCTACTAATGCCATACTAAAAACTCCTTTTATTTTTATTTTCTTACTAGGTTAATTATAGCATATTATCAACGCTTTGTGTTTGATCACAACACACGTTGTGACAATACATATCGCTTAATAATTCTACGTCCTTCTTTCAAATCTTGATCTTGCGTGTCTTCTGTGTATGCGCATTGAATGCCTTGCTCTCTCATAACTTTATCAAGTAAAAAGTAATACTTGTTTGATTCTTGTACATCACGTACCCATACATCCACTTGAACTATTGTTGTTAGATAATTAGGTTGCTCTGAGGCATAATCTACATAGTCACCAGACAACTCTACGATACGTCCTAGTGGATAAGGTGGGTTTACTTGTTTCTCTTCTTCTATCTGATTGACAAACCAATTTATTTCTGGAATGGATTCTTCCAATATTTCCGCAATCATTAGAATTGGTAATTTCATTGTTTCATCCTCCTCATCATTTCACTTTGAATAATATCCGCAACTTTACTCTCTATATCTTTTAATGTTTTTTGTATAAAGGCTTGTGGGTCTTGTTTAATTGTTCCAAATTCTACAAAATGCGCGCGCCATGCTACTTTTTTATCAAATCCAACTTCTGACACTGGTTTTTTTGCAGTAGGTTTACTGTACACTACGTGGTCTTTCATGTGTGTTTTCGTGTCATAATCAATTGGAGTCTTAGTCTTCAGCTGTTTTGACGCATATTCTCCAGCTGCTTCTACAGATTTAATCATTGCTTTCTCAAGTTCTTTTTCTGTTTTCCCTATAGCCTTATAAGCTGAGCTAAAATCCACATAATTCTTTTTCATGGTTAATCCTCCACTTGTTTGCATACTAATGTAGTAAAGTCTCTATCAAATGAACCTTCCAGAATGTCTTCTATTCTGTATTGTTTACCTTTGAACTCAATACGATTAGATTTTGAAACCAGCTGCCCTGTATCATATCTAATAATAAAGTTTGTTGTATTAGCGAGCGTTGTTCCATAAGTATCTTGATAGTCTTTAAAATACTGCTGTTTGACGGAACACCATATTTTCCTATCTGGATTCCATGTTTCAATCCACTCAAAGAACTCGTTTCGTGAGCGTGTCTTGACTAGCAGTGTAATCCGCTGATTCAGCTTGGATGTTTTGATATTCGCCATGAGCTAACCCCCTCAATTGATGAATCATTGCCGTAATAGTAAAAGGTACTTGTTGTTGTAGTGCGTTTGTAGCTGGTACACGATTTTCATACCACAATGACACAAGCATGAATACTAGTGTGTTTGTTTTTGGGTCATCTGGTAATACAGTCACTTCAATACTACCTAAAATATAGAGTTGTGCTGCTCCAAGTAACATTTCTAAGTAGGTGTCATCCTCATCATAGTCAATACGCAAATTATTTTTGATTTCTTCTACTGTAAGCATTGACTTTATCACTCCTTTATCATATAATAAAAGAGAGACGAGGCATGAGCCCCACCCCTCTTCGTGAATGTTTATATTATTCTCCTAGACCTTCTGAAGCTGCTGCAGCCGCTGTATCAAGAGTTAAGAATTTACCAGCTGCTGCGTCTACTTTTTTAACGTCAAAACGCATAGCTGCGGCTAGAATTTCTCCATAGTGTTGATGTTCTTGCCAACGAACTGCCATTTCATTACGGTCAAAGAATGATGTAAATCCAGCAGGATCACCCAAGAATGCTACTTTTTTATTAGGAGCTTCTGATCCAGCTAACAATTTATCAGAAAGTACAGTTACATTCAAACCAAGTAAAGATTTACCAGATTGAGCTGTAATTGAAGGTTGTAATAGGTAACGTCCTTCATTGTCTTTCATTAAGTCTACTTCATTATAGAATGATTGAGAAACTACAAATTGTAAGTTGTATGCTGGGTCAAATTCAGTATTGATGATTGTTTTGATTTCATCCAAATTCTTAACCGTTTTAGCTGTTGCTGTTTTTAAGTTTTCAACAATTTTAGAATTTGCGGTGTTTAATGCAATGCGTTGAACATGACGTCCAATCAATGCTCCTAAGTCCTCATCTGAATCATCTAAAGATTCACGAGAAACTGGAATTTGTCCACGATAAGTATCAACATCATACAATACATTTTCAAATTGTGGTTTGTCCAAATCTGGATTTGCTTCCAATTCTTCTACAGTGTGCATTACAGCCTCTGTTGATTTCAAAATAGGGTATTTACCAGTTGGAGTGCTTACTTTAACTGTTTGAACTAGATTTCGTAAATCCACAACTGTTTCAGGTAACATTTTTGTTTTTGTAACAATATCTTGAGGGATAATGGCGCCCACATCAGTTGATTTTACACCTTCTGGAAGCGCTCGCAAGTCCATTTTAGGGTTATGAGAACGTACATAATTTAAAAATCCACGAACTTCTGTTTCTGGTTGAGAGATTTCTTTTCCATCTAACACTACTTTTTCCATATTTTTTTCTTCTCCTTTTTGCTCTAATGAGCGTTTTTCTTCATCTTTTTGTTTTTTCTCTGGTTCTTTTTCTTCTTTTTTTTCTGGTTCTTGCTCTTTTGGTTCTTCTTTTTCTTCATCTTTTATTTCTTCAACGGTTTTATCTTCGTCAGGCTTTTTGTCAGAAGCTTTTTTTTCTAACTCTTCTGCGTCTTGTTTTTTAATGGCTTCAACTAAACTACGTGCTTCTTCAAATTTGCCATCTGACAATAAATCATGTGCTTTTTTGATTTGCTCTTCACGATTCAATCAATCTCACTCCTTCACTAGCTTTCTGTTTTAATTATAGCATACATATTAGAAGTTGTGGGCTTTAAATTACAAGCCCAACAGCTCCAATTCCACTTCTAAGCGTTGTTTCTCTAATTCATTAACAGCTTCTTCTAATGAGCGTGTCGCAACTCTTACGTCTGTGTCATCGTAGGCTGGAATGGATACTAGAGAAATTTCTAATAATGAACCAATCTTGTTAATTGAACGTTTCATAATGTCTTTACCTTTTGTCCACTTGTCTTTAGCTACTGTGAAACCAAATGAGCATTGATTTAGATCACCACGTTTTACAAGTTCCATCGCGTCACGTCCATTACTTGTGTCAGGAAGTACGCAACGAAAACGTAAACCAATATCATCTACACTCAGTTCCAGTGTTCCGCTTGATGTGCGTCCTAATAACTTACTAGAGTCGTGATCCATGAAGCAACGTACATCTGTCAAGTCTACCCCTTCTAATGCTTCTGGTGAAATTGTCTCCACAAATCCACCTAAATTACGTGATTCTTTATTAAATTTTAGTGCATATCCTTCCACTACATTATCCTCTGTCTTCTCCAGTGTCTGTAGGGCTCTGATTTCCAAGTTCTTCTTCATTAATATTCACATCCTGTTCTGTTTTATTTTCAGTTGTTTCTGGTGTTTGACCAAGCAAGGCTTCTCCTCCTTCAATCTCAGTAAAACCAAGATACTCACGTGCGTCATTTACCGTTAAGGCTTGTGCAAACTCAGACTTCACTCTTCCTTCTGCAATTCTACGCAGTCTATCTTCTGTAGTATCTTGACGTAGTTTAGATAAATCTAACTCTAACTCTACTCCTAATTTTAGATTTAACTCATCACAGATAGATGATTCGTACATCGCTATAGTACTTGCAATATAGATATCATTCTGACTGGTGTCAGATGAGTTGACCAATTCTTGACCAAACCTGCTTACTGGAATTCCTAATACTTTAGCAATCTGCTGGGTACTAAATTTATTGGCTTGAATTAATTTTAGTACTTCTGTATTAATTTTATTATCAGTGAACTCTTGCGAGTCATCTATCACGATAACTCCACCGTTTCCATTTACTGCTTCAAAGTCGTCTCTAATTTGTTTCTTAGCACTGTTGTTGACTGTACCATTTAATAATTTAAGAATACCTCCAGAGAAGACACCTTTTGAAAAGAAATTATTTAGTACTTTTAACCCATTAGTTTGTAGTGATATTTCATCATTTAATGATAGTAGTGGTGAGCGTCCTAGCCAGCCATCTGTGGTACTTAATTTGAAGTGCAGAATATCCCGTGGGTCACACTTGTACATAATATTCCCATATGGCATGTTAACCTCATATCTATATACTCCTGTGACAAGGTCTCTAATGACATTAACCTGTTGTGTTTCTACAAACTCTAGCTCTTTCACACTACCATCATTGTTTCTATGAATGAGAACATATGCGTTTCCTGTTAAAATAAGGTTTGAAACCACTGCATACATCATTGTATAGTGTGATTGATTTGCCTTTGGCTCTTTATTTAACAAGTGTAATAAGCTTTGATCCACTGAGGTGGTAGCTGCTGGTTTAAATTGACTCTGAGCAATATCCCCAGCAATAATGTTAACCCCAGTATAAATATCTGAGTTTGTCAACGCTTTGAGACCTGTGAAATTGGTAGTGTAAGCTGTTCCAGTATTGATATAATCAATAAATTGTTGCTCTGTCACTGGGTTTCCGTTGTTTATGAATAATCCCATGTATTATGACCTCCCTTCTCCTGAATTGGTGGCTTCATGATATAAAACAATCGTTGGTATCATGAATAAAATACCACAGGTGAATAAACCTATGATATTTGATACTAAAAATGCTGATAAAGCGATAAATACTGTGCTAATTATATACAAAACAGCTACAATAACCGCAACAAATTTCATGTTTTCACGCTCCTTTTGCGATATTTCTAACTCTATTTTAACACAAAATAGACGAAAAGGGTATGCTGTTTAAACATACCCTCAGTTGTTGTATTAGTATCCAAAACCAAACTCGCCACTATCTAGTAAGTCTTGCAATGTTGGTGCGTCATAATCGTGATATTGAGCGTCACTCATGGCATTTATTATGGCATCAAGTGAGTCAATTTTATTCCTATTTATTTGCTTATCAATCGCAACGCTATCATTGTACTCTTTAATCATTGCATTGTATGCTGCACGATTCAATAAAGGGTTATTGGTGTGCATTACTTCACCTCTACGAATTAACTCACGCAGGGCTCTTGTTGGGGATGATAAATAATTTATTTTCTGTGGTACTTCAATTAGTTTTTTAGGGTAGGTTTTACTTAGATTAATTAAAGCCTTATCCATCATAAATGGATCATAATAAATACCAACCAATTGTAAGTCATTATAATCTATGAAATCACGTATCCAATCACACATTTCTTCTGTATCAATTAAGCCGTCTTCACGTTGGGAAATATGAATGAGGTTCATTGCCTCATACTGTCTATAGGGTATTTTATCAATTGATTGTTTATGGTCTATACCTCCAACTGAAGACACAAAACCATGTGTATCTAGTAATAACTTTTGTTCTTCTTCTATTGGGATAATCCATGAAACGGCTGTCATATCTGATGTTCTTGCTAAGTCAATGCCAATATATACTTTTCTACCCTTAATATTATAATGATTGGGTGCTTTGACGGAATCCCACTCTTCTTTGGTTACAAAACTATCTTTAGATGATTGTACCCAAAAATTCATTTCTTTCGTTAACCAACCTGATAAATCCATTTTACCCTTGTATTCATCAAGTGAGTTACGCTTATGCTCCATCATTGAGTCATATGCTTCTGGTATTTCAAATAGTGGGTTTGATTTTATCCAATTTTCTTCATCATCTACTTCTGATAGACTATCCATTTCCCAACAAAGAGCCAAATAAGCGTCACCTTTAACCTCTTCATTAAGTAATTTTTCAACGAATGGATATTCTACAGAGTGCATAGGCCCAGTTAGGTTTTTAGTAGTTGTTGAAATTATTAGTATTAATCCCTCTAATTGTTGAGATTGAGAGGATTCTAATACTTGAATAATTGCGTCATCTTTAGCTTCACCATATTCATCTAAAATACCGCATAATACATCTAGTCCATCAAGTGTATCAGCGTCACTTGATAGCGGTTTTACTGTTGATTCGTCACTAGCTTCAATATCATATCTACGAACAGTTGTTCTTTTTTTAACTTCTTTTGACACACTACGTAACGCAGTTAGCTGTGATTTAAGCATTCTGAAAACGATTCCTGCTTGCTCTTTTGTGTTTGCTGCTGCAACAACTTGACGACTGGCTGCTGGATTCTTACCAAACAAAAACTCATATAGTGCTATCCCTGAAACCAGTAACGACTTACCATTTTTACGTGCTAGTGAGATGTATGCTTTTCTAAAGCGTCTAGTATTATCTTTCTTTTTACGCCATCCATAGAGTAATCCAACAATAAATTTCTGAAAGTGGGCTAGTGTTGTGGTTTTGCGAGACTTAGGATCTGGAAGCATTTCAAGAAATCTAACTGGCGGTATTGCTTCCTCTGGCCTATAAATATATGGATATTTAGGGTCTTTTGAGCGTTCAATATCCTTCTGATGTCTTTCAATGGCTTTCTGTATTTTTTTACCAACTTTGATTTTAACTTTAATAGGTTTATAATAATCATCTTCTACTATATATTTACGTCCTTCAATCCATCCTGTTTCAATCAGATTGATATAATCTTGTACAAAGTCTTCCATTTATGTATCCTCCTTTTATACTATTCACTTACATTATAGCACAAAAAAGAACTTCCTAGTCTGGAAGTTCTTTTTTAAATACTTCTAAGTCTTTATATAGATAATCAAAACTTTCTTCAATTTCTGTTAGCATGTAATGTGTTTTTGGTAATCCTTGTGTAAGTCTCAATGTAATCACTTTGTTAGTATCAACATATTTTTTTAGATTGTCACATTCTGATTTGTATTCTAATAATTCTGATAATGTATAAAAGTGACTTGTTACTTCTTCTAGTTTTGTTTCGATATTTTCAAGCATTTCGTTTAATGTTGTCATTGTTGTTTCCTCCTCTTAACTTATGAATTAAGTATATCATGGAGTCTATTATATTTCAACAATAAAGATTAAATATTAGAATATTCTAATAAAAAAAAAAGACTCCCTAGTTAGCTAGACTAGGGAGGTGTTAGTATCTGCTAGTATCCACGCCCTACGTTAAGTGTATACTAGCTTTATGTGTGCACGTCATCAAGTAGGGTCATACTATCACACTCTGCGCCAGACACTGTGGCGAGCACTCATTTTTAGAGAGGTGGTGTATCCTCTATCCCCGCTGACGGTTAAGGTTTCCAACTCCGTCACAGTATAACCTTAGTCATACGTTTTAGCATACTCTCGCTTGCGGTGTCACGAGAGGTGTATTAGATTCCACCTATTCATTGATTTACTTAATATGCTTTTGTCAATTGTAGTTGAAAAATTACTGTCACCCTTATTATAAAATCATACCT